CCTTGCCAGCGACTGGATGCCCGAACGCCAAATGGAATTCTTTCACCATCTCGAAATAACTCTTCATTCGCTCGCCTCCGTTTGCTCGATTGAAACTTCCACACGCGCCAACTCATCTGGACGCCCCGTAAACTTGCGCACCGTCAATTCCACGACCTGTGAGTCATCCTTGAACGCTACGCCGTTGAGAGCGTCTAAGACAGACTTCGCCACGTTGTCGCAATCCGGCTTGCTCGTGTGTGCCAGACGTGGATTGTCTCCTCGTTTTCGTGTCTTGCTGGCAGGCCGTTGAAATATCGCCGTGATCGTGCATTTCACTGGACCGTCAAGCCTGCCGTAGTCCGATGATGTCCACGCACGCTTAACGTCGTTTTTGAATCCGTGGATTGGATGATCTCCCGGCAGGTAATTAACGCCGTGACCGCCACGAACTGCGACACGTTGGCGCGGCTGACCGAGTGGTTTTCCGTAGACTGTGATGTTCACGTCGCCGCTCCTTTCGCAGTCATTTCCGACCACTTCGCGTTGAATCGGGATTGCAAAAGATCGACGATTTCTGCTTCCGATGCAGCACGGCAAACCTCCACGCCACGTTCGCAGCCGATCCACGTATCCGCAAAAATTCGCGATTTCCAATACTGGAGATTAGTCCCATCACAGAACATCACGTCGTCAACACCTTTGGCAAACACCAGCGTCATCGGCCTCGGCACAGACGCGCGAATGTCAGCGAACAATTTCGCCACGCGCTCACGTTTGTCGTCAACCAGGTCTTGCAGTTCGTCGATTAGTTCCATAAGCGACTGCTTATCCGAAATGTCCCGCATCATCAAAAATGCTCCTATAGAGAGAAAGGGGGGGTTTAGGGGTGTAAAAGAGAGTGAAAGAGAGAGAGAGAGAGATTGATGATGGTATAGTAACTCTTTTTACTGTAAGACTTTAACATCGTTTTTCCTTCGTCAACGTCAATTTGACGTTGGATCGCCTGCATCAAACAACGTCAATTGACGCGGAACACGGTCAAGGCTGATCCGCCTGTCTCCAACGCTGGCACAATTTCTTTCACGACGTATCCGCCTTCCAGTAATTCATCCAAAATCTCTGCCCTCGATCTCCTGTTTCGTATCCATTGCGTCTTGCGAGTTAATTGATTCAAAGTGACCTGCTTGGAACGCCTGATGATCTCCAGAACACGTTTCTTTTCGCTGTCCGATTCGTTTGCGGCAACGTGCGTAAACACTCGACGAATCAATAGCCTGGTACACCAGTTGGCCAGCCTGACGGCTGCGATTGCGTCTTCGAGAGTTACCGCAATCCCAAATGGCCCCCGACTGGCCGCAAATATCAGCGACAACCGTTTTGCCAGTGCGGACGCACGACTCCAGATTGCCTTGTGGTCGTCTGGCTCATCCTGCAATCTGTCCTCGATTCCGTCAGAGTGAGACTTGATCCTGTCTGTCGCCGCCGAGTCCATGTGGATGGTCACAGCTTGCGGGAATTGGTCACCGAGGTTCCCGGATGGAGGAACGAACTTGTTCCAGTCCTTCAGAATGTCGATTACAGATCCAGGCGTTTCCTTCGTCTCAACGTCCCGCAGACGCGGATAATTGCGGTCGGCCTCAATGACCATCATTCGTGCAAGGAACCCATCAACAGCGTCAGACGCTGCCACAGAAGCCCAAAAACCGTCGCTGGTCGAAGTCCCGTAAATGCACAGATGCGGATGGCAAATCGTCTTGGACTTACGCTTGTCAGCGTATCCTTTCGGTGTCCATGCTGGGTTCTCGGCCTGTCCGGTCAGTTCCAGGAACCGCGTGAATATGTTTTTTAAGTGCGTCGAGTTATTCCCGGCATTCTTCAACGTCGAAAAGTACCGGCTGACCTCATCAATCTGAATCAATTTGGCAGGATGCTCGCTTAGTTCCTCGATCAGTGCCGCATCACTCGCAGGGTTCTCGCTGCCGAGGTAATTCATCATGCCAGCCTGCATGATTGCTATTACGTTATTGTTTCGCGGTTTCTCTTTTCCGCTGCCGGACGGTGCGAGTCCGACACAATAGACGTTTGTTCGCATCCCGGACTTCGTTTGAATCTTTCGGCCTGTCACCGCTCCCATCAGTGCAATGCTCGCAGCCAGCGACAATTCCGGTCTTGGTCGTGGTGCGTATTCGCGGTGATAGGCAATCATGTCTCCAATCAGACCAGGAATCTGATAGAAAATATCGGTCATGGCATCAGGGTTGACTGGCTCTGGCTTTTGCGGTTTTGGTTCATTGCTTCCCATTGCCATGATCCCCGCTATCGCCGCATCGTCGACCTGTTCCGCATCAATCCAAAATGGATCAAGTGCAGATCGGAACTCTGCCCACGAGTCGATTCCGCAAGACGTGTGCAGGCAGCGAGCCTGCCAGCCGCCTTTTGGACCCGTCCAGACCATGCAGTCCTTTTCACCGTTCTTGCTTGTATGGCTCGATTCCCTTGGACACCGCACAAAATAGCCAGAACAACCGTCCTTGGTTTCTCCGTCGCCCAGGATCTCCGCACCGTGGTCGTTCAGAGTTTGGCGAAGATCCGTAACAGCGGTTGATGTCCATGTGCTTTTCTCGTTTGCCTGTGGCTTCTGCTTTTTTGGTTCCAGTCCAAGCATTGAAAAACATCGCATCGACAGCAGTCGGCACGCCTCAACGATTTCCGCTGCGTCAACCGTCGCTGGTTCGCCTTCCAGATTGTCGTAAACATCGCCGCTCGGATGGATTGACGGACCAACGACGACCTGCTGACCGTCACCGAGGATCTCAATCATCTTCTGCTTGCATTCGCTGGTGAACGCGACTTTTCTGAACGTGCCTTGGACGCGATAAAACCAGTGCGTTTTTCCGCCATTGGCTCGCCCTGCGATCAGTCCAGTCTGTGGCAGGTATTCCGCAGCCAGTTCCACCGCAACCGGATGGTCGAGATCAACGCAGATCAATCCGTTTCCAAGAATGATTCCAATGTTTGAATTCTCTTGGAACCATCCATCAGGCGAATCAATTTTCAGCTTTTGCCATCCGTCCAAGACCGGCCCTTTCTGGCGAGGCGGGATGGGGACGACTGGGAAACCGCGTTCGATGTATTTTCGGGCGGATCTTAGAATGCTCAAAATGGAATCTCCACATCATCCCAATCACCCACCGACACAGGATCTGCTTCACGCCACTCTGTTGGCTTCTCGTCCAGTTCGTATTCAACGATCCGCAGGAATTTGCCATCAGGCTTCGTGCTGATCGACGTTGGTGTTGCGACAGCACCGCGATTGAAAAGACTGATCGCATCGTCGATACCGTCAATCTCTGCGTTGCTGCGTTCCTGCCACCATTTGCGGGCCTTTGTTCGTGCGAATCCGTCATGCTCCAGGCAGACCCATTCGCTGATTCGCTTCTCAGTCAGGTTCCCCGCCGCTTCCGTAGCAGGCTGGCAGACATAATCTACGCGCAGCGTATCTGGATCGTCTGGCGTGCCTCCTTTTTTCCTGTGCCGAGACATTCGGACTTCCTCGACGATCCAGCGTGTTGGCTTTATGTCCGCTGCCAGAATCGCGTCTTCGCCTGCTGTCCCTTCGTGCCGTGCGAGTTCGCGAGGAGGGAACACAAAACCGCAACTGCATTCTCTGGCCGATAGAGCACATGGTTCCTCGCAGTTTGGGCAAGTCTTGGTTGGCGCGTCACCGTTGCCGCCTTTTCCTTTTGACTGGCTTCCGTAATCTGGTGCGTCAATCGGTCCATGCCGCTTGACGTTCGATCCAAAGTCGAGAATCAGGCAGTCAGTTTTATTCGGACTTGTGCGAAGACCTCGACCACAGATTTGTGCAAATAGTCCAGGCGATGCCGTGGCACGCAGAACCGCAATTGCGTCGATGTTTGGTGCATCGAAGCCAGTCGTAAGTACGTCACAGTTGCAAAGCCGCTTCAGGTCGCCAGATTTGAACCGCGACAATAACGATGCACGTTCTAGAGGTATGGTTTCGCCTGTGACCAGTCCGCATTCTTCGCCGGTCAGTTCTGCGATCTTTTCAGCGACTGATTGAGCGTGCTGAACTCCGGCACAGAATATCAGCGTTGACTTGCGGCCCAGCGTCTTGGCGATGACCTCGATACAGGCAGTGCGGATCTTAGCGTCATCGCTGAACAGTGCTGCCATTTCGCCACTGACGAATTCACCGGCCCGAATGTGCAGGCCGCTTGTATCAACACTGGCATCTGCCGCCCTTGTGGTCAGGTTGCAAAGGTATCCTTCTCCGATCAGTTTTCCGATTGGTGCGGAATAGCAGATCCGCTGGAACAGTGCATCAGGTCGGCACAGCTTGCCGTCACCTGTTCGGAATGGTGTTGCCGTTAGTCCAACTAAACGACACCGTGGATTAAGTTCTCGAAGTTTTGTCAGAAATGTCTGATACATTCCTTCGCCGTCACTCGGAACAAGATGGACCTCATCAATCAAAACCAGTTGTCGCGATCCGAATTCATGAGCTTTGTTGTACACAGACTGGATGCCACCCAAAACGACATCGTGGTCCGTGTCGCGTGAATTAAGACCAGCCGAATAGATTCCGATGTCGAGTTTAGGCATTAGCGCCAAAATCTTTTCGGCGTTCTGTTCCAGCAATTCTCTGCGATGTGCCAGCACAATCACACGACCGTTAAACCGTTCGACAGCATCACGGCAAAGCATGGCGATGCAGAGCGATTTACCAGCACCTGTTGGCAGTACGATGACAGGAGATCCAGACTGAGAGCATAAATGCGCCCAGGCTGAATCGACCGCTTCTGTTTGATACCAGCGAGGATTCATAGTCGTTTGTTTCCATCCTCAAACAATTGCCCTCTTCCGTCGTTGATGTTCAATAACTTACAAGCCATGTCTAAGTCATTTGTGAAATACTCCACATCGCTAAGCCCGGATTGCTTCATGAGCGAAGCCAGCGGCGTTTCAAGAAAAACACGATACTTAGGCTGAACAATTTCAGGAGACATGACAGCGATCTGTGACTCTGCCAGTTCCTTCCAGTGCTTCAATTCACGCTCAAGTTCGATAATTCGCGGATCGTCGAACGGGTTTTGCGTCATAGTCCGTTATTCTTCTTCGCAATCAGTTCGTCGATCATTGCAACGCACTTAACGTAGCCTGCAATGTCAATTAAATTATCAACCTTGGGTGTCTCGATTTCGCGAGCCAGCTTCAGTGCGATCATCATCAGCGCGACTTCTCTTGGAAGAATTGGACGCTTCAGTATCTGCTCAAGCTGGATCGACCAAAACGCAGCGATCCGCGTATGGTTGGTATAGGGATGTCCGTAGTCACGACTCCTATTTTCTCCAGCAATCTGGTCAGCTTCCTGCAAAATCGTGCTCATTCATCGAATCCTTAAATGTGTTCCGCGAACCAATTCACAACCAGGCACATCGTCACCGTTTTTCAGGATCTCTCGAATCCTTGCGACATCAACAGACCGCTGGACAGGCTTGTCAAAGTCGTGCGGTACTGCGTCCAGATTGACGACGCGAACGCTTGGCGGGCTGGCCTGAATGGCCACCGTGAACAGGTCGTCAACTTTGCGTTTCGTCTCGCCGAGTTCTTCCAGATTCCACTTGGCATAGGCTTTCAGCCTGTCGATATGCCGTTCGGCTGCTTGACGCTTTTTTGTGATCCTGTCGGCCTCTGCTTTGGCCGCAAGCTCGACCGCTTCAAGTTCGCGAATAACTCGGCAGATGCCGGACAGCTTCGAGTCGATATCGCCTTCCAGTGATTTCAGCATTGCCGCAAACGACTGGTCGATCTGTCCATCGTCTGATTCTTCGAATGCCAGATCAGCGATCTGGTTGTATCGTTCGGTCAGTTCGTAAAGTCGCATTGTTTCCCCCGCGAAAAACCCGGTGGGAGATTCCACCGGGACAGATAGAAAAAGATCACCACGGAGTGGCGACAGCCGACAGTGGCTTAGACTGCTCAACCGCTGGTCCCGCGTTGCGAGACTTGTATCCAACGATGCGATTCTCGTCCTCGTCCGTCTGGTTGTTCTTTTTAATCGCAACCGACAGCTTCAAAGGCTTGTTGTGCAACTCGCTGGAATCCTTTGGTGTCGGAACACCGATTGCGCGGCAGATCGCAGACAGGTCACCTTTCGCGATCTGCACAGCCTTATCGTTCTTGTTCCACAGGTTGAGATTTGCCCACAACTTTCGGTTCTGGTACTCACCCGACAACACCTGGAATTCAAACGACAGATAATGTCCGTCCCCAGCCTTCGTTGCCTTGCGTTCGCTGCTCACGATCACAGCGTCATATTCTCCGCGTGGCATCAGCCCAAACCCTGCATTCGGTTCAACAGCATTAGCGTCAAACCCGTTCAAATCAGCCATTTCCTAGTTCCTTCGTTCGTGCGTTCCGAATATGAAAAAGCATCACGTTGATGCAGATTCCCATTTTTTACTGGACCCGTTGACAACGATTCCGTCGATGTCGTTCTTTGGTCGTTCGCCGATATAGCTGCTGTATGCTGCGAATGTCGCCGGAATCTCGGTTGGCATCTGCAATCGGTTTTTGGCGACAACTGCCGCCGTGTCCGATGTGATCAGGATGCGTTCTGCGTCAGCAATCGCGATCTTTCGTTCGCGGTTGAATCCGAGGTCTTCCGACCGTGTGAACGTCTTGCGACTCAAGAACAGAACCTCATCGCAAAATTCGAGCAGCATGGATTGCACTCGCTCGTGCAGGTCCGGCTCAATGCGGTCGTAGCTGTCACCGCCTGGTGGAGAGTGCTTCACCGACTTCGCGTGACAGATCAGGATCGTGGCGATACCTCGCTTGTTGAGTGCTCGATAACCACTGACAAGATGGTTAAAACACTCGGCAGCAAACTTGTATCCCTTGCCGTATCCAATTCCTTCAATCGACTTTTCGCCGTTGGCCTGTGCGACGTGCTGCCAGACAAGAGTCTCCAGCCAGTCGATTGAATCTGTGATCGCTGTTTTGAACTCGTGATCCGCTGTCACCAGCCACGAAAGAGCAGCCTGATAGGAAGCGTAATCCAGAACGCGATCAGTCCTGGCAACGTCGATATCGTCGCTTCCGCCTTCAACGTCGATGATCACAGGATTCGGGAACGTCGCTGCCAGCGTCGTTTTTCCAGATCCATGCTCGCCATACAGCAGTACGTTTCTCGGTCTTGCTTTTTTGCCTGTTGTAATCTTCATTATTTCCCCCTATTCCGGTTTCCTAAATGCCTGGTTGATCTGCTGCTGGCCCTCTGCTTTCAATGCTGCGTAGTGGTTCCAGTACACCGGAAACGCACCTTTGAGCACGGCAAAATTAGCTTCGTCAGCCAGCAACATTGCATGCGCCAACGCCTTCAAAAACGATCCGCCGTAGACTTTCATGTAGCCGACGATTTCCATATCTCGCTGATTCATCCCATGCCCCCTGTTATCGGTTCAATGTCCGGCCCATCCACCCAGCGATGAAACCTCTCAATAGCACACTGGTCATCTTCCTCAGTCCGGCTCGTTGCGATGTGCCCTTCGACCTTGATGAATGACATGCCGATTGACTCAATCTTTCGCCAACTCGCGCGCATCCACTTTTCACGCTCATCACGGCTCATCGCTCGCAGTTTGAGTTGCGTCATGCGTTCAATCCTCATACCTGTGATTCTTCCGTTTGCTGTCGATCCCAGTTGCCAATCCTGTTGCAATCGGATTCGGGTTGATCTGACCGAGACTGCCGCAATCCAGCGTGCGGTCGTATCCGAGTTCGATCTGTGGCCGATCCAGCAATTCGGTGCGCACGATCCTGATTCCGGGCGCTTCGATGCCGATTCGCACCTGGTTGCAACTGCGAACTTCCAGAACGCGAATAACGATTCCGAGGTCCGGCAGCGTTATTGAATCTCCTTGTCGTCGGGTCAACACAAGCATTTTCGAGTCCTTTCGAGTTAGTTAAAATTCCACTGTTCCGCCATTGCCGCTGCCACGCCGATATACGTTCGGCTTCTCTCTCTCTCTCTCTCTGGTCCAGGCGGCATCTTGTGAATGCGAGCCTCGCGACCTTCGACGATGTTTGTCGGGGTCAGCTTCGGAAGATTCTTCAACCAAAGGCATGTTGCCTTCGTTTCACCGTGACCAAACTGCCACGGCTGAATAATCTGGTCTGGCTTTCGATACCTGCTAGACATGATGCACACTGGGTTTTCAACTGCGATTCGTGGCACATTCGCATTTATCATCTGCATGAAGAATTCGATTGCCGACTGTTGTCGCCCGTCGGCACGTTTCGCCGCGAAGTGTTTGGCACCGCTGACTGATAGATGCGTACAAGGAGGATGAGCGATCATCAGATCCCACCCGTCATTGAAAACCGACAACACATCACATCGCATGTGATTGCCTGGCCGTTCTGTCTCACGAATATCACACGACCATGCGTCATGCCCAAGAGCCACAAACGCATCCCGCACAATTCCGCTGAATTCACAGGCGACCAGAACTCTCACAATTCACCCCCTAGTTAAAACCACTCAGCCCAAACGACGGATTCTTGGAAAATCGGCAACGCTGGTTCCATTTAATTTGAAACGTGGTTGCTGTCGTTCTCGCATGGCGACACACCGCGCGAGGCTGGGCTGGGTGGTTTTTTCACGAGTTGCAATTCGTAGCCCAGGTAGTCTGCCAGTGCCGCGACGTTGTTGATTGAGCCGCCTGTTTTCAGCATGCGTTCACAGAATGTCTTCAGCGACTTCGGCGACATCTCGCAGTGATATGCGATCTCTGGCAATGGCACTCCTGTTGCGTGCAGTCTTTTGATAATTAGGCTGGTCAGCAGGTCAACGTTTTCTTGCGGTGTCATCTGGTAAACCTCCCCTCTCGGTATGCTTTCAGTTGAGCGTCCGTTGGCCTGTCGAGTCCTTCGAACGCTATCTGCCTAATGTGTGCGAATGGTTCGCCGTCGATTGTTTTGTGTTTGGCAAGTTCAGCGTCTGCTTGATCGAGGACGCGAATCAGCCATGTAATTAGTGCTCGTTCGCGATCTGTCATCGCATCACCCGCACTTGCCTGATGTGTGGCTCGACTCGGTGATCTGAACGCCAATCGTCATCCGTGACCTTGCGTGAGTAATGACCAGGTCCGACGATTCGACGTGGCGGGAAACAGACTGAGCAGCGAGTATTGCTGACCCAGAACCATTCGACGCCTTTGTCCGTGTCGTTGACGCAATTGCACTTTTCGCACTGTTGGTCGTAACTTTTTGGCATGTCGATTCCTTTCACTGTTCGAACCATTCTGAATAGCACCACGCTGCGATGCCGCACGCGACAACGATTGAGAGATACGTCATCGCGATTCTCGGCAGATGATTACCAACCACGCCAAGCATCCAGCGATGCCACCGAAGTAAGCCGACCACAACAGCCAGCCTGCGATTGAGTCGATTAACATTCGTGCTTCTGTTGTCACTGCTGCCTCGCTTTCAGCATTTCGTCGGCGTAGCCATACGCGGCAGATGCAACACCAGCAGGTCCACAATTTTCGATGTAGTTTCCGGTCGCCGGATTG